TGCTCTGCAGCCAAGAATGCTTGGTTTGGATCGCTACCCTGAGCTTGCTGTTGCTGCGCTTGTTGCTGCAACATGAGCAACTGCTGCTCTACCTCTGGCGTGATTGGAGCATAGTAGCGGTCAGAGTTGCGTATACCTGCAGTCGCCATAAGGTCAGTCAAGGTATTGCGGATGTTTGTCAGGCTGACCATGCCGTTGAACGGGCCGTATGTCTGGTAAACCTGCTGCTGGATTTGCAGAGTTTGCTGCAGTGCCATCATCTTTTCTTCTTCGCGACCTGTGCCTAGACCTACGTTGATAGAAACGTCCATCTCAGCATTCCATACGCGAGGATCAACTGGAACAAAGCGCCCATTCATGCGCATCATTTGCTCTTCGTCAGTATTCTTGACGTGCAACTCTAGCATGATCTTAAAGAGGCGCTTCATGCCATCCGCTAGATTGCGCACCATGACCTCTACCTGACCAGCCTGCGCTTGAATTGTCGCAGTAACCGCAGCCTTGGTTGTGGATTGCATTGCGTCTGGGTCTAGCCCCATAGATGCGCGAGATACGCCTGTTTTGTTCTCTACAAGCTGATCCATGTAGGTTAGCGCACCTAGCGTCTGGCCTGCAGTAAATGGAACTGTTAGCTCTTGAACTGACCCTGCCTGACGCATACGCACGATTGCGCCAATCTCATTGTTCAACACATCGTCAATATTAACCGCACCATCAACAATACCAATGCGAGGGTTGTTCGTCATAGCTACGTTGTCTAGCACGCCGCGCAGGATAGCTGTGCTTGCGTCTTGGTCATCCATGACGATCTCTGCAAGAGAGCGTCCGTAGAATGTGTGTGGCTCTGGGTCAACCTCAAATACCGCAAAAGGAATGTGGTCAATGGGTTCAAAGTCTAGCAGCTTGTAGTTTGAGCCGCCGCAGACAAAGCGGTGTAGAACAGGAATGCCTGTGCCATCCACGTCTAGCTTCATGTAGGCTTCAGTAATTGCCACGTTGCGCATTGCTGGATCGCCAGATTGATCCTCGTAGTCATCCTGCGAGTAACCTTGGCGCTCAATAGTTTCTGCCTCTGATATGTCTGATGCGCCGTATAGGCTATCTAGGTCATACACATCATCAAAGTCATAGCCCATCTCTACAAGCTCACCCACGCGCATCTCTGTGCGGTGCGCCACAACATATGCATCATCAATGTTGCGGGCCTGTGAGTTAATGAAGAACTCTTCTGGCGGCACGCTATCAAAGCGCATCTTGCCTTCAGGCATCTGTCTGCTGATCTTTAGATCATGCGTTGGCAGGTCTACTTCTACGCCCATTGCGTCAACGCTTACTTCTGACATAACAGTATGCTCAAGCACAGTTACATCGTCATCTGACACAATCATTGTGTATTCTTCGTCTGTCAGATTGCTGTATGTGAAGATTTCTGCGCGATACTTGGTTTCCCAATAGGCTTTTACGATGCCAGTTTTCTTTACGAGAGCATCGTGGAACGCATCGTTTAGCACACGGTAGCCATCGTTCTGGTTGAACACATAGTGCATGTATTCTGTTGCTTGCTCTGCCATAGCAACATCTTCTGGCCCGCGTGGGACAAACTCAACAGGACGTGCGCTGGACATGAATACGCGCATTAGGCTTGGTTTAACTGCGCGAATGGTGTCACGCACTTTTGTTGCGACTACCTTGCTGCGACCATCCTCGTAGCCAATGTCTACTTCACCGTCGAAATAACGCTGAGCCTTGATGCGATCTTGCGTGATTTCGCTTTCAACAAAGTCAACAGCCTGCGCAAGAGCGTCTTGCAGGATACCTTCAATCTCGCGTGTTTCTTTTGCTTTTGGCTGCATGTTATTGTCCTTGTGTTTCCATTGCGGTCAGGCCGCCAATGCGAGCTACCATATCCTCAACAAGCTCTCGCGTAATAATCTTTGACGGCTCTTTTACGCCGCCTGCACGAACTAAATCCTCAAGAGCCTTACGAGACTTTTTAACTTTAGCATTGTAACCCAGCTTGGCGAATGTAGTTGCAGTCATGCCGATTATTTCTAGCGCGTTATATGGGCTTGCAAATGCTATAGCCATATTTAAGCCCGTCATAAGCCCACCTGAAGTCGGCGAGAGCTTACCCAAAGCGCCCATCACGCGAGTCGGAACGCTACCTTGCGAAAGAGCTTGCAGTGCGCGCAATTCATCTTCAGACCAGAAAGCCTTGTTTTTATCATTTCGCAATATACGTGTTGCTGTGTTTTGCAGCGCTTCGCCTGCATTGGAAATAATGCGGCCCTTTCCAGCACCCTCCATTGCATTACTGAAATACTTGTCAAGCATTCTGGCCTTAGAGTATTTCTTATTTGCAGCTTTAGCGGCTAGCAGAAGGTCTTTATCAGTAGCTTTATTGGCAAGCGCGTTGTCCATTTTAGTCATCATGGAAAGGACTTCTGGTGCGTCTGGCGCGCTTCTATAAATTTTTCCAAGCGCCTTTTGAAGTTCATTGAACTTCGCTAAATTCATTGCGCCTGCATCTTCAACTTCATTAACTAGCTTTAGTGCGCGCTCAACAGATGGCTTTGCTGAAAGTACAATGTCATCCAAATTAAGGACATTCTTCATTTCATCAGTAAGATACGCTGTTTCTGTTGCGGTTAAGCCAGTGCCTTTTTCCTTTAGCATGTTATATGCAGTGGTTTTTTCTGCTTTCAGACTAGCTATTGTCGGAGATTTTACGTTCTTCGCCTGAAGAACAGAAAGGGTTTTGTTTCGAGCATACGGGGCCACAACGGCACCAGTTATTCTAGCATAAGGCTCAAGCGCTGTGCCTTCAGTCGCCTGACCCGCGGCCTCACTTCCAAGCCCCGCAGTTACTGCAACTCCCGCCCTACGCGCCAACCCAGCAGGGCCGCCAATAGCTGCGGGCAGAAACTCGCCGACAGTTCCAGCGTACTCACCTGCCGTGGTTCGAGGTTGATATTCTTCTAGTGTAGTAGCCTCGCGCAGCGCGCGCCCCGTTGCTGTGTCAAAGATTGGTGTTAGCTGGTCAACCTCACCGCCAAGCCTCTGCTTGACCTCTTGATACCCGCGCTTGACTGCACGACCAGCCATCTCTGGGGTTTCAGCCAAACCAATCGCACCGCGCACCATACCGCTGCCCAGTGATCTTGCCACATCTTCTGCAGTGGATATTTCAGGCTGCGCGGGATGCTGAGATTGAAGCGCTTTTGCAGCTTGAACCAATTGACGCGCTGCGGCCTCATCTCCCGCTGCGTCTGCGTTTCTAGCTGCATTCATGTATTGTTCATATGTTGCCATTATCCGTACTTATCCAAAAGCTCTTGATCTGTTGCTTGAGTGCCAGATTTGCCAGTTCCCATGATTACATCTATTTCATTTTGGCTAAAGTAAGCAGAACCACCCTCAGTATCCAAAATGCGCTTCATTGATTGCTGGTACTGCGTTTCTAGGCGCTCAAGGTTTCTTATCAACTGATCTGCAGATTGAGATGTTTTTAAGCTGCCTAAGCTGGCTTGCAGCGCGTTAAGTTCTTGCACAGCAACCTGCCCAAGCGCCCCGCCTGTCGGACTTTCCTCGCGCATTCTTTGCAGTCTATCAAAGCCAATATTTGAGCGGATCGTTTCGCCAAGCTCATTTACATCAACTGCAGTTGTGAAGCCCATTCTGAGCAGCGCGCTTCCAATCATTCCAGTTGTGAGAACAGGGTTAGCCTCAATCTTCTTTTTCATTTCACTAATGTCACCAAGAACAGTTGTGCCTGAAGTGACCTTGGCTTCTGTCTGCTTAGTGATGGTATCTGCGGCCCTCTTCGCATCTTGCTCTGCCTGAGAGCCTGCTATTGGCTGCACTTGATATGTAATATTCCCTTGCGCATCTCTACCCTGAACTAGCATGGTTCCCTTTTCAAGAGGGCCAAACTCAACTGGCGCACCAGAGCCGTAAACATCGCCGCCGCTAAGAATGTATTTCTTGTACTCTTCTGACCCCGCAGTTAAGCCCGCTGCTTCGGCCTGCTTCATTAGGGCAGTTCTGCTGTCCTTCATTCTCGCAAGTTTCATTCTGTTCTGCATCTCGCGCTCTTCCGCAGCAAGTTGGAACATCTGCGCAACTGCAGTTTTGCCCGTAATTGCGCCTGACTTAACCTGCTTAGCAAGCTCAGTTTGACCCGCCGCCTCTAGCATGTTGACTGTGCGGTTTTTGCGGATGTTAGATGCGCGGCGCTCCTGCGCTGCTTGTAGCTGAGCAGGTAAGTTCGCATCAGGCTTCATGCGCATGCTGTTTAGCCAGCTTGCAAATGCTGCTGCCTGATCGCTACGCTTGGCGCGGCGCTCCTGCATCGCAAGGTCATCCTCTGTCATACCAATTCGTTGCATGTCTTGCTCAGCCATAATTCTCTCCTAGCGCATACCCATCGCCATGAATGGCAATGTTAGATAGTCAAACAAACCGCGCTGCACTGATTGCGTTGTTGTTGACTGATTAGGTACAACACCAAGCGCTGCCAGTGGTGCGGCAAGTGATGCTTGTGGCGCACCTGTGTAGCCCGCGTATTGTTGACGCGCTGCATCAATCAATGTTTGCTGCAATGCCTGCTGCATCAAGCCCTGACGC